GACATCTAACTTGGAAGGATAGCGTTCTACCACTGAACTAATTTCGCAAATGTCGGTGAGAGGACTTGAACCTCCACGAACTAGTCACTGGAACCTAAACCCAGCGCGTCTACCAATTCCGCCACACCGACAAGGTGGGGGAGGTCAATTCCCCCGTGAGCAGGCTCGCCACTTATTTTTTACTGAAATAAGAAACAGGCGGGAGTTAACCCATCCGCACCACCAATTCTTTTAGGAAATTGGAAACCTACTTTGTCTCGGAAACAAAGTTGTTGATGACTTCTGCTTGACGAAGAACATCTGATAGAGTTGGATAACTGGCAGCAAAATTTGCTGGAATACATCCAGCATTAGTTGCTTCAGCAAGAGCAAATTCTACATGATAATTATCAGAAAGCATATGATATGCTTGCTTAAAAATTTCAAATCGCAACTCATAAGGTGTTTTGGACATTTTGTATCTCTTGTGTGTATGTGTGTGTTATCGAGGGGGTCCCGACCAGTGCTGTTAACGTCCATCCGTGACGGGCATAATAGGGTCAAGTTGACTCCACCAGTACTTTTAAAGTCTCTCCGTGACTAACTGAACGTTATGATGTCATCACTCATTCCACCCTTAACTCCACTGCTAACATATGTATAAGGTAGTTCATCTACCCCATAATCGTATCCGAAATTAAAACGAATACTATCACCTTCAGGCTCTTTAGTAACTGCAAAACGAGAACTTACAGTCCAACCTTTAATACGTTCTAGAGTTTCAGTAATTTGCCTGAGAAGATAGGGGTCTTCTGTTTTAGCACCAAGAGTCAATGCTTCACGCAAAGAATCTTGAGCACGGTCAAGTTGATATTTGACTAAATCATTCATAGTAATCATCTCCTTTAACATAACATGGAACACGGTCTGGGTCTAACCATTTCGCATATTCGATATCTTCCATTGCAAGAGTACATTGCATAGAATTATCAAACAGATAAATGTCATACCACCGTTTAGTATAATAGTTTTGTTTCTGTAAACGGTAATCAGGTTTACCGTTAATTTCTAGAATACCTTTTTCTACAAATCGATATCCTTCTCTTTCAAGTAGAACTTTAGATTGGTTCATAATCATAATTTAAAAGGCGAGTGTGGTTGGGGTCGAACCAACGACCGACTGCTTAGAAGGCAGTTGCTCTATCCACTGAGCTACACACTCATCATACATCAAGCAGCAGTTTTTTGCAACTCCTTAATCTGTTGAGCAATTTTTTTTGCTTCAACAATACGACCTTCAGAAGCAAGTGAGTGAAGTTTATCAATCATTTCTTCCACAGTCATATCCATACAAGTTTGATACTGTTTGGATTCATAGAACGCAGACATCAGATGACCTCCTTGACTTGACTTTGTAAGAATAGCACGGGTGGGCAGGGGTGTCAAGCCCCTTTGAAGTAGTCTTTTCGCATATACCTGCCTAATATATTAGAATTATAGTAGGCAGGAGTTCCATCCATAAGGGATTCTGATAGCACATTATTAAGAAACAATTGTTTTGTCTCCTCGAAATTGCACATACCTTTAGTAATATGTAGCGACATTATCTTTCTTTCAAAGTTAGGTTTTCCGAATATCTTGATATCCTCTTTTAATTCTGGACATGAACCGTAATATCTTTTCCAGTCCGATTCTTGTTTTGCTTTTCTTTTCTTACCTGGCGGCGTTCGAAAACTCCAGAAATACTTTCTGCCAATATAACAGCGGTTATTACTAACGTTTCGTATGTGATATACAAACCCAAAATAATCTTGTATATCATCTGTCGTAAAAGGTTTTTCATTATACATCCACGGATTATCATAATCAGGCATTAAAAAACCTCTAATTTCTTAGAGGTATTTAGTTAGTTACCACCAGGGGTCTGGTATTTTCGTTTCATTGCTCCTAGGAACCACGCTTCTGTTAGAGATTTCGGTCCTTCCCTGAGTATTCGTTTGTTGTGTTCCGAAAGTTTCTCGTACTTGAGTGCTTTCTCTTTCCAGTCTTCCATATATTCTTCTTTTTATTATCTCAGCTAATCTATAAATCATTTCTGAACCCCTCACAGAGTTATTATACAGACAAAAAAAGGGGCTGTCAAGTGGTCTTTGTCACTCGACAGCCAGCGGCGACGATATTTGGGTAGCCCAAATCTATTTATTCATTCAATAGTTTAACTATTGCATTAAAATAGTAATGTGCATTATGGTCTTCTACACCATCAAATTTCTTATCATTCACATCTTCCAAATGAATTTCTGGATGCGTATGAACATATCCATTAATCCATGGTGGTGTTGTTGGTACAACATCATTACCATGAACAAAACGTAGATGGTCAATACCCTTGATTCTTTCACGAAGTTTTCTACCACCAGGCCTAGGTGACCCGATAGTAACCAATGAAAGGTCTGGGGTCTTAGACAGCATAATATCAGCAAGAATGGTAGCAGTAGCACCACCCAGACTGTGACCTGCTAGCACCAACTTCCTAGATTTGTCCAATGATTCATAGTTCAATACCAATTCGGTAAGTGTTCTATTTGCATTGTCCTTAAATCCTCTGTGAGTATCTTCACTACGGAATAGAAACTTAAGATTAGTTGCCCAATCATTCATTTCATTAGTTCCTTCTACTGCAAGAATGCAATATCCATCGATACTTTTATTCACAATAAAATCATTCTGTTGTGGATAAACATCGCAGCAAGCTTTCACTGCTGCGATAATAACTTCCTTTGGTAATTTAGTATTCATGTTTTCCTCAATCGAAAATACGACCCCAACCATCATTGCCAGCAGGAGCCCAACGCTTCTGAAGCATTGACTTGGTGTAAACAGTATGCTTACCATTACTTACTTCACCCTTATAACCATCGTTAAATGAACCGTATGGGTCATTAATAACGTAGTCATTACCCTTCTTACCAATGACCACTACCATGTGACCACCAGTGGGAGCACTATCAGAACCACGGTGGAGAATACCGATAACCACGGGCTTACCAGCAGCAAGGGACTTATCAATATCAGCAAAGCTAAGATTGTAGGAGAAGTGGGACTTGACACCATAACCTGCCAAAACTTTCGTCTGAACCGCATGGTCCGTCGAATCGCCAATCGCAAATACCTTCGTGACATATGCATCATCACCTTTTGCTCCATGAAGTGAACCAGGCTTGAGGAACTCTAGGCACATTGCACATGAAGATGAGTTACATGTACGATGAGCATCACGATAGTTATCTACCTGATTGAAATATGGAACTGCTAGAACTGGAGGAGTAGGTGGCTTGGTACGGAATTTTTCAATCCATGCAGCGTCTGTAGCACCGCCAGCACCGTCATCTACGAGCAGTTCGGCAGGTAGGGCAGCCTGGAATTTTGCAACGCCCTCAACGTGTCCTGCGTTCTTCTCAGAGAAGAATTGGAAGAACTTATTGAGGTCTACTGCACCACCTGCTGCATTACCACCACGATAAGCAACAACCCATTCTGCATCTTCAGCAAGAAGATTGGGAACTGCTGCTTCGAGTAGTGTTACTCCAGCGACATGATTTGGGTTTTGCTCATCATAAAACTTGAAAAAATTAACTAGATTTGTTGCCATTTTTTTATCTCCTAAATTAATGTTGTTTCCATAAATTACCTTCAGCAGTCCTACGACGTGCTAGGCCTGCTTCTACATTGGAACCAGGATTCCTGTACTTATACAATGCTGCAGGAACTTCGGTCCATCCATCCTTACCCGAAAGAGCACGATTGATAGAACCGAAATTGTCTGTATCACCAATAAATCCAGCACCTAGATTATACGCAAAACTAAGAAGAGCACCTCTTTGATTTGCATTCATCTCATTCCAGAATTTAATTTTCTTTAATGCAGGTAAGAAGTTATGCTTTACTTCTTCAATGAGAAGTTCATCTGCTTCTGCCTGAGTAAGTTTATCCCCTAGTTTAAACTTGCTTCCATCCTTCTTACGAGTATTGCCCCATCCACAAGTGATAGGTTCTCCACCAGTTAGAGGGTCTGGATAAGCATTCAATCTACATCCCTCAAACTCTTTTATTAAAGCAATTCCTGGCATAGGAACTTCATCTGCAGGGGGAACTGCAGGTTTTGCTCTAAATCTTTTTTCGAATTCTGCAACTACTTCAGAGGAAGTTTGCGTTTGTAGATAATCAAAAGCATCTAAATGTGCTTTATTGTTTTCGTCAAAATACTTTGCAGCATTTGTAAATTTAATATCCGTCATAATTGGAAATCAGAGAAAGTTGTTTTTGTTACATCGTGTTTAATACCACCGACCACATAAGATTCAATTTCAGTTTCTTGGGGAGCATTTTGCATTCCTTTGGAATTTAGCCAATGCTCAGTCCAGGGAAGAGGATTGTTTTTCGCTGGGATATCATAAATTGGATTCAATCCAATTGCTTTCAACCTACGATTTGCAACCCATTCCACATACTGAGAAAGGAGTTTGGTATTTAAACCAATCATTGAACCGTCTTTAAAAAGATAATCAGCCCACTTCTTCTCCTGTTCCACAGCTTCCCTAAACATATGTATGGTATTTTCTTTCTCCTCTTCAGCAATTGAAACCATATCTGGGTCATCACCTTGGGCCCATTTATTCAGAATCTTTTGTGTAAGAACTAAGTGTTGGGATTCGTCTCTTGCGATGAGGGAAATGATTTTGGCACTTCCTTCCATGAGTTTAAGTTCACCAAAAGCGAAAGAGCAGGCAAACGATACGTAGAACCGAATTCCTTCGAGGATATTAACGTTCGCAATCGCTCTATATAATTTTCTTTTGAGTTCATAACGGTTATCCTGTGCAGTAGTAACTCCTTCCTGAGCAAACTTCCAATCTGTTGAAGCACCATATTGATGTGCTGCAGATAGAAATTCATCGTAAGCAGCAGTTACACTAGTAGTTCTTTCCAAGATACGTTCATCATCAAGAACAGTATCCAAAACCTCAGTGGGGTCTGAATATACATTCTTGATGATATAGGTATATGAACGTGAGTGAATCATTTCCATGAAACCCCATACTTCCATACATGCTTCTAGTTCAGGTAGAGAGCAGTATGGAAGGAAGGCAATACTAGGGCCACGACCTTGAACAGAATCAAGAAGAATCTGATACTTAAGATTCGCAGTAAAGATATGCTTCTGTTCAGGACGAAGTTGTGCATAATCTGCACGGTCCTTTTGAAGAGAAACTTCTTCTGGTCTCCAGAAAAATCCAAGTTGTGTTTGAGTTAATTTATCGAAGTCTGGATACTTATATGAATCATATCTTTGGACCCCAAGTGGGGCCCCAAAGAACATGGGTTGTTTTTTTGTATCAACTTTTTTTGAATTGAATACTGTCATTCCTTCTACCATTAGTTTTCCTCAGATTTTACATGAATCGCAATCATCTTCTCCTTCTAGGAGTTCATTAATAAGGTCGTCCACATTTTGTTTTACTTCCTCATCTCCATCTTTTTTACCATCCATTGTGTTTTGATAGTAAGAAGTCTTCCATCCATACTTATAAGTGTTTAGAAAATCCTTTGCCATTACTGACACAGGAACTTCATTATCGGCATAATTTTCTGGATTATACGACCAGTTTCCAGAAATCGCTTGGTCGAAGAATTTTTGCATAACAGCAACAATATTAATATAACCAGTATTGTCAGGCATATCCCAAAGCAACGTATAGTTGTTTTTAAGAGTTGTATACTGGGGGACAATCTGCTTAAGAGGTCCTTTCTTTGATTTCTTAACGGACAAGTAATCTCTAGGTGGTTCGATTCCATTTGTTTCGTTACACACAACGGAACTGCTCTCCGATGGCATCTGTGCGGACAGTGTTGAGTTCCTAAGACCGTGTTGCTTGATAGATGCCCTAAGAGATTCCCAATCATAGTTCAATTTATTTCCTACAAGTTCATCAACATCTTTTTTGTAAGTGTCGATAGGAAGAATACCATCAGAATACTTAGTACGATTATAGTATCCACAAGGTCCTTTTTCTTTGGCAAGTTCATTTGAAGACTTGAGTAGATAATACTGGAATGCTTCAGTTAAATCATGAACCAGTTTCCATGCCATAGGGTCATCATAGTGCTCTCCATGACGAGCAAGATAGTGTGCCAGACCAATATAACCAATACCAAGTGAACGACGATTGAGAGTAGAAAGTTCTGCAGCAAGTACAGGGTATTCCTGATAATCAATCAGTTCATCAAGTCCACGAACAGCAAGGTCACATAGTTCTTCGAGTTCATCTAGATTCTTCAGTTTACCAACATTGATAGCAGAGAGAATACAAAGTGCAATCTCACCCATAGGGTCATCAATATGCTGAACTGGAGTAGTAGGAAGAGTAATTTCTTGACAGAGATTACTCATCCAAACCTTATCCTTAAAAGAGGAGTGAGAATTACAGTGGTCAATATTCATGATATAGATACGACCAGTTTCAGCACGTTCTTTTAAGAGGTCCAGAATGAGTTCTTGAGCTCCGATAGTCTTTCTAGGAATAGACTCATCTCGTTCTGCAGAAATATACAACTCGTCAAATCCATCAAGACCAAAATTATCAGTAAGCTTTGGAACGTCGTGTGGTGAGAAGAGAGAGATTTCTTCATTCTTGATGAATCGTTCATAGAACAACTTGCTGATTTGGATACTGTAGTCTAACTTACGAACTCGGTTATCTTCGGTTCCTTTGTTATTTTTTAATACTAGGATATCTTCGATTTCTTTGTGCCAGATGGGGAAGTGTACAGTTGCGCTTCCACCTCTGATGCCATTTTGTGTACAGCATCGGACAGTTGCTTCAAACTTCTTGAGGAATGGGATAACCCCAGTATGAGCAACTTCACCCCCTCTGATTTTGCTGTTGATACCACGGATTCGGCCTGCGTTGATGCCAATGCCTGCCCTCTGAGAAACATACCGACCAATAGCCATGTCACTACTAAAGATGCTATCGAGGGTGTCATCACTATCAACAAGAACACAAGACGCAAATTGTCGAAGTGGTGTTCTAACTCCCGCCATGATTGGCGTTGGGATGTTGATTTTGTGCTTACTTGTGGCATCGTAGTATCTCCTTACATATGACAAACGAGTATCTTTAGGATAATCCGCAAATAGAGTTGCTGCAATAAGAATGTACATATATTGAGGAGTCTCAAACATGACATTCTCACTACGGTCTTGTACGAGGTACTTATCAACTACCTGACGAAGACCAGCATAGGTGAATAGAAAATCACGTTCATGATTGACAAAAGAATTAATCTTTTCCCATTCATCATTTGTATATTTATAATAAAGTTTGGCATCGTAAATTTTGTTTCCAATACCAGTCTTAAGATGTTCTTGAACAGTAGGAAATGCTACTTTCCAATTTTCTCCAAAGACATGCTTACGTAAACCGAAAAGAAGGAGACGAGCAGCAACAAACTGGTAATTTGGATTATCAAGAGAGATAAGGTCGCTAGCTGACCTAACCAAAATCTCTTGGATTTCTGAGGTTTTAATGCCATCATAAAATTGGATGTTCGCGTTCATTTCAACTTGTGATGCTGATACACCACTCAAGTCATCACAAGCATGTTCCACCATAGTGTGGATTTTTTCAATATCAATATATTCAATAGAACCGTTTCTCTTTTCTACTTTAATACCGTTACTCATACTTTCTTCCAGGTGTTAAATTTAAGTTGTGCTTCTAAACCGTAGTAGGTGTTTGTCTCTACTATTTGCTGAACATCTCGTCCAGTTAATACCATATCATTTATATCCTTTTCATTAATATCAGAATCATAAATGACGATAGAAAATTTTCTATCAATTACCTTTTGCATCCTAGAAACAATCTGAGGATTTCTTGGTTCGTTATCAAATACAAATACAAAATTAGTATCAGAATTTGAAACAAAGTCCCAATCAATATCAGCACCAACCATTGCGATTGAATTGTTAATGAAGAGACTATCGATTGGACCTTCAGTAATGTATACGCTTTTCGTATAATCAACTCCATCTAGATTAAAAATCTTTGGTGGAGTTTCATTAAGGATAGTAGTAATATACCTCAAACCATGGTCATTTGTCAAGGACCGACCCTGAAATCCAAACCACTCACCATTACTAATGAGAGGAATAATAATTCTGGGGTGGTCATGTTCTATTTCTTCAAAGGTTTCTTTCTGTGTATTTACCCAGGCCATATACTTGGGACAGAAATATAATTTTTTAAGAGATTGTTGAGGTATCTTACGGTCCTCTAAATATTTTCTTGCTGGATGTACTGGGTCTAACAGGGAAATTGGAACGATTCCATCTTTATTATTTTTGAATTTGGGTTTCTCAAATTCTAGTTTTGGGTTGGGGGTATTTGTTGCCTTCCCAGTTAGACCTTCTTTAAATCGATTTAAGATGTAATTGTCATACAAATCATTGGCGTTATCTTTGAGAAAATTTGCAAGTGTTCTTCCAACACCACAGTTGTGGCACCGAAATAAAATATCGGATTTCTTCTGATAGAAATACCCCCGAGTTTTGGACTTACTTTTTTGTGAGTCTCCACAATAGGGGCATCTAAAGTTATATAAATTTTCTTTCTTACGTGAGAACTTGTCGAGTCTAGACGAAACTAGATTCACATACTCAACATCAATGTAACTCATTTAGAGAAGGTATTATTCGCTCCCCCTACAGTACCACCATTTTGCCCATGTGTCAAGAGGTTGGCGAAAAAACTTGATGACCCAATCACGACAGCAGCTGCGGTGGCAATACCAATCGTTACCCAACGGAACTTAGTAATACCATCTACTCTTGATTCTAAATCATCAAGTTTTTTTTCTACTCTTTCAATTAAACTCATAATTGCTTTGTCTGCTCGGTCTGCTTGTTCAAAGCGACTTTCATGCCTTTCAAGAATAAGAGCAACATTTTGGTTGCTCTCGCTAATCTTATCTACGGCTCTCTCAAGTTTATCAAGCATCTCTTTCGAGAGGTCTTCATAGATAGAAAATTTTGCTTCTAGAACTGAAATTTCAGTTTTCCCGAATCCGAAAGGCATAGCGACCTCAAACTGCAGGTGTGCTATTTAATGTCCCCGATTTCGCCTTCTGCTGAAGAGTCTTTTGTTGATTCGCTAGATTCTTCTGCATTTCAATTTTCTTTTGTTGCAATTGCTTCTGAGCATTTTGTTTTGCTAGAGCAATTCTTTTTGCAGCATCTTGCTTTGCTCCCTGAGTATTCTTTGCCTGTGCTGCTTTCTCTTGCTGGGGATTAGCAAGAGGAGCTGGCGATGGGATTGCTGTTCCGTTCATGGTGGTTCCTTCTACTACAACGTCTTTAATTCTTTTGACTGCATTATTCTTTTTATTAGTATAAAAATCAATAATTTGTGCAGGCATCAATCTTTTAATATTTATAATTTGGTCCGTATCACGAATATATTTTCTCAATACATTCTTCAACATTGTTTCATTTCTAGCATAAACCACCACATCACCAAGACTAGGAAGAGTTACCATGAAAGCATATGTCATTGAACTTTCATATATCTTCTTCTTTTTGGGTTTTCTTCTAGTTAAACCCATTCCTTTTGGTCTTCCTGGTGGTTCTACTGCAGGTGGCAAAGATGTTTCGATTCCAGTACCAACTGAATTCAAAGGTGCAACACCAGCAGAAATACCAGATTCTTCTTTAATCATACTAACCTCTTAAGTTCTATATCCAGATATTCATCTACTTCGATATACCCTAAAAAATTATTTGGCCACCTATTCAGAAACATAAGAAATGTTTTTAAAGGTGACCAATATTCAGGTTCTAATTTAAATAACAATAATGCTGTTGCGGCTTCACCAAAAACATTATACAAAATAATTAAATGATTAACAATTAAATGAGTCCTCACTTTTCCACTTTTCAGATACCTATTCAGAAGTCTTTTGAGGTATTTGAATCTCTTCATATCCTCTTCAAAATCTTCATAGGTAACTGATTGTGGATTCTCATAATGTTTAATTGCAAACATTATATAATTAGACTCATTCAACTCATCAAATCTCATAATTTATTACTCATCAAGCACCGAATGTTAGTGTAGCAGCTCCGTTTGAAATTACTTCTTCAGTACCACCTGCAGAATTAATCTTGACTCTATACTTATAACCATCATAAGCAGTAGTCGTTACGCCAGTGATAGTAAGAGTTGCTGCTGTTGCTCCACCGTAGATGCCAGTGTTGGTAACATTAGTCCATCTGGTTGTCGAAGTAGCAGTTTGAACCTGCCACTGATAGGTAAGAGTTCCAGGAGTACCAGTTGTCGAAGTCGAAACGGTGAACTCTGCATATCCGTCTGCCCATGCACCTGCACTAGTAACTGCAGATGCAGGTTGAGAAGTGATAGTTACAGCAGATGCAACATCAGCAACCTTAGTATCATCGGTCCAGTCACCAGAGGTTCCTGCTGCAACACTGAGCTCTGCAATCTTTTCTGCCTTGTGGCGAGTGTTTCCTGCTGCATCAACGTGAGTTTTGTAAACCCACCAACCAGGACCATTAATACCACGGGAACGGTTTTCGTTAAGAACTGCTTCGGTGGTGTCTACAAAGTAAAGAGTTCCTGTATTAGAATCTCCACCCTTGACAACATAACGAGCAACGGCCTTAGGTGCAGTTCTGCGAAGTGCGTTTGCTGCGGTTACTGTTCCAGTTGAACCTGCATAAACTTTGTGAAGATTTAAAGTAGTAGCAGCAGTAACTTTTTCTACAATGTATGATACACCAGAAAGAACTAAAATATCACCAGCAACAATATAGTTGTCGGTTGCACTATTTAAAAAACTGCCACTTGCAAGTGTGATTTCTGCACTACCATTAACAACTGCAACGTTGTTTGCTAATGCCTTTGAGTCGATTTTTCCCCAGACTGACATGGATGGTTCTCCAATAAACTTTTCTATTCTGTATTTATTTATAAAAAAGGGGATGTCGCACACATCCCCTTCAACGTATATCTAAAATTTTAACTCAAGGTGTAATATCCTTAGCACCCTTCTTCTTTAGTTGTCCTTGGACTTGTAAAAGAACAAGTGAAAGAATACCGTTTGACTTGACTTTTGGGTTTGCTCCTAGTGCTTCCGAAACTGCAAACAATACAGTTGCGATAAGTGCTTGGTTAGCAAGTGCCCATGCGATTAAAGCTGACATAATAACCTCCTTAATTTGGTTTTAATAATGTGGGTTTCCCCTTGTATTTAGATTAATCGAATCTCGAACTCATATTATCTTTGCCCTGTTGGATGGCAGCACGTTTAGCAGCAAGTTTTTGTGCAGGTGATTTTACACCAGAACCATACTTACCTGCTTCAGGTGGCTTCTTACCTGGAACTTTCTTCTGTCCTCTTGGTTGAATAGGACCATTAGAACCCATTCTACCAGCACCCATAACCTTATGCATGTGACGCATTACTTTTGTGTTGGTATCATTTCCACTTAAAGTTCCACCTTTGGTTACTTCCTTACCAGTTTTATAATCTTTACCAGTTTCCTTCTCATAACGAGTTGCTTCACCCATAGCAGATTGCTTTTGAAACTCTTCCTTAACATGGTCAGCAGCCTTATAACCCTTATGACCTGCTTTATAATTTTGCCAGGCCTTAGTATTTCCTTTCTTGTCCGCATTAGTTACTGTCATGCGGTTATCTTTAGGTTCTTCTTTTTTGCCACCATATGTTATTGCTTCCTTGTGCATACCATACCATGCACCTAATGCTCTCTTGATTCTATCTTTTTTGGAAGCACCCTTAAATCTAGAATCTGAAGAATGAACAAAGTCATGAATGATTCTATCCTTTGAGGTTCTCTTATTGATTGCCTCATTGATTTTATTCTTCAATTCTTGCATTCTCAAAGCCTTCTTTTTATCATCACAAGAGCATGTCTCATCTTCCTTGAGTTCTTCACTATTAGGATTGAGTTTGATGGTAGACTTTCCTGTGGAAATTTTCTTTCCTGCTTTGTTTACTTCTTCTTCGGTTAAAAACTGATTAAATGATTTCATTTGTATTCTCCTCAGCGTACATTAGCGGCATACCACTTCTCAAAATCTTCTCTACGCTTATCACCTCTTGGTGGCATAGGAGTCTTTTCTCCACGAACAGGAGCAGACTTTTTCTTTTGCTCACGCTCATACTTCTCAGGATTGTTGCGAGCCTCTTGTGCTTCCATAACCTCTCTCCATGAGTAGGTACGAACTTGAAGTCCACCATTGTCTAGGGAATCACCAATCATTTCGTAACCCATGTTGAGTTGCTTCTTCTCATTAGGAGTTAAAGCAGCAGACCCTCTCTGTGCTCCTCTTGCTGCTTGCTTTGCCTTCACTGCAGGGTCACTTGATTGATGGCCATATCCACGAAGACCAGGACTTGATGAAGCGGTTGTGCGGTGAGCACCTCTCTGTGCCCTAGCATAATTTTGTCTTTGCTTTTCTTTGTTAGCATCACCATAAGTTGGTTGCTTTTCTAGTGCAGTTGCTCTATCTGCAGACTTTCCACCACCAGTGTTCTTAGCAATTTTATTACGAATCGCAGTCTCATCATGGCCACGCTTAGCCATTGCAGTTGCTTCAAGAACTAGTTCATAAAGTTCATCAATCTCTTCTTCTGAAAGTTCTTCCATGAGTTCGAAGTACTCATCTTCATTCGCAATGATTCCTTCCATGTGAAGCCAATCAGCAACCATTTCTACATCAGAAAGAAACTCTTCATCAAGTTCTTCAACTCCATCTTTGATGAATGCACCATCTTCTTCGAAGATTACTTCATAACCTTCTTCAAGTGCAGTGATTACTTCAATGATTTGCTCTTCTTCATAACCCTCAGAAATCATGTCATCAATTAGGTCATCATAGATATCAAACTCTTCCTTTTTGTAAAGTTTATCTGGTGAATATTTACCCATCATAAGTCTCTTATCTTTTTGGTCTTGAGTTTCTGGTTTTTTATTTTTGTCAATTGCTGCCTGAATTCTTCTTGAACCTTTAGGGTCAATTGCTTCATCAACGTTTTCAAACTCTTCCTTATAATTGGAATTGTGTGCTGGTGATTGTCCAATAGTTTTAAATCTCTTCTGCTCATCATCACGAGCAATTACTTTAACAAGTTTACCCATTCTATTCATCGCAGCAGTTCTCTTTGGTCCTTTGTTAGAAGAAACTACTTCACGACCAAGGTTACCTGCCTTGCGTTGCATTTCATTCTTGTTTCTTTGCTTGAGTTCTTCTTTGCCCTCATTCACATTTTCAGTATCTTCAGAATCCTCGCCTTCTTCTTTCCCTTGCTTCTTTTTCTTCTCAGAATCTTCTTCTTTCTTGCCTTCCTTATGCTTCTTCTCGCCAGGCTCTTCCTTCTCGGTTTCCTTTTCTTCGTAGATTGAACGATAGGATTGAACTAAATCTTCACCGAGTCTAGTTGCAACTTTGTCTCCAACTTTAGCAGCAACACGAGCAGTCTTACCAACTGCCTTCTTAAGGCCTGCCTTGAGTGCAGAACCAATTCTACTTAAAGTGCTAGGACCTTTCTTAGTTGCAGTTGCAGTTTTCATGGAAGGTCTGCTTGAACCACTAGATGAATCATCTTCAGAATCGGAAGATGAACCACCTGCAGCAGATGCTTTCTTGTAACCAGCAACAGCAGCACCAGCAACTTCGCCAGCAGCTCCTGCAGTTTTAACAGCAACCTTTTTGGCACCAGATGCAACAGACTTAAGACCTGCCTTTAGTTTAGCACCTACGTTCTTAACCGCGCCTTTAACTTTAGCAATTTTTTCTTGTCTTGCCTTTTGCTTACCGTAATCAAATAAATTAAGTTGCTTAGCAGCTTCATCAAGTGACTCAACTAAGATTCCCTCAACTTCATCAATCTCTAAACCTTCAATCATAAACTGAGAGAAGACTTCCTCTACAACTTCTTCAATTAGTTCGTCAGTTAGAAGGTCAAGTTCAGCATCCGAAATATCATCAAGGATAGAAGAGAAATCGAATGATTCTTTTACTTCCTTCTCAGTATCTTTCTTTTCCTTAGCATTCTTGATTGCTTTGTCCTTAACGCCAGCATATTCATCTGCTTCATCTTCTACTGTTCCGTCGTCATCATAGTCCTTGGACTTCTTGCCAGTTTTCTTATACTTACCTTCGTACTTTTCGCCAGCCTTTTCTTCGTCCTGCTCTTCTGACATATAACCAATGTCCGAAAGAATTTCGTCAATTCCAGAAAGTTTAAAATTGTTAGTAAACATTGTAGGGAAGTCCTATAGATTTGCTTTTCTTTTACTATTTAGTGTTTTTAACTTTCTTCATCCATCCACCAAACTTAACCTTTGGTTGACCAGGAGTAAGTTGTTGACAATAATCACGATACTTGTCAGTACCGATTTCCAATTGTGTTCTTGGGTCAGCACCTTCAGATAATTGAGTTAACCACCCACGGTGAGAATTATTATTCTCATCAACGTAAATAACGTAATTGGTTCCACGATGAATGACATTGCCACATACACCAGTATCTAAATGTTGAACAATTGAACCCTCTTGGAATACTTCATTGTTGAAGTATGCTTCACGAAGATTTTCAAAATCTAACTTAGGAGCATACTGCCATGTTTCAGTCTTCACAGTAGTATGCATTGCAGACTGTAATGTTTGGAATAGTTTCTTCTTATCAGAATCACTCAAACTATCAGGAACACCCTTCTTAAACGTTTCATAATCATCTTCAGTTGCTGCCTTACGCATCTTAGAAGCCGACATTCCAGTAACATCTTCAGCATCAGCATCTCTCTCACCAGCAGAGATGACTTGAATATTATTAAAGTTATATAAAGAACCGTTATACTTCTGTGCTAGATTTTGAAACTCGGATACTCTATCAGAACCAACCACAATATTCACATCAGTGTATCCTTCTGCTGCTACTGCTTTGAGCACATCAAAGATATTACGCATGTTCTCATCGCCAACAATTGCATCAGCATAATCTGGAAACATCTTCTTCATCCACTTAACTTTAGTGTTTGGGTCTAGTGGATTCTTTGTTGGGTCAACTGAACGAGAAGGATAAATTCTAAAGTCCCCTTTCTTTGCAGTTGATGCTACAGATTGAATAAGTTTTTCATGTCCAACAGTTGGCGGATTGAATCTACCAAATGTTAAAGTGATTGCCATTTGAGCACCAGCATCCTTTTGAGGATTCTGTTCTGGTGCTGCTGGATGGTCTGTAGGAAGTCCAGCATCTTTTGGACTTACTTTAACAAGTTTCATCCCACCATCGGAACGATATTCTACCTTCTTAGTTCTAGGATTTGCATATTTACCATAACCAACATGGACAAGTCCGAGCTTCTCTGCCTCTGCTGCAGCTCCGCTCTTTTTTGCCTCGCTTAAGAAATGCTTATAACTTTTCATTTACCTAGGTATTTCCTTCTTTAGTATTTATCTCAGTACACTTTCACATG